TCCTCCTCCTCTTCATCTTCCTCGTCTTCCTCTTCACCTTCCTCTGCATCTGCTTCACCTTCCTCTTCATTATCGGCAAATGTCCATTCTTGGTACAAAGCGTTGTAATCTGAAGCTTTTAGATTCTTGTAGTCAGAAATGGGAAGATCGTACTGATCTTGATCTTCAGACAGGGTTGCAAGTACAATAATATTACCCGAGTAAGTTTCCTCGTCGAACGGAGAAGGAAGCATGTGATTATTCATCATTTCAGGATTGTCGCACGCGCATGCAAAGATAGAAAGCCACTGAGTTTCATTCAGAGGATCCTGAATTTTTCCTTGAAATTGGAATTCGGGGGACTTGTACTTCTTCCGAATCCATTCCAGAACATCCGCGGTCTTTGCCGGAATTTGAATGTCTGAAACCGTACCGTTTGCGGCAATTGAAACTCCGTACGTCATCTTTGAATGTCTAGAGCTTTGAGAGTGTAAGTTCGTTTTTAAAACGGATTTTCTCTGCTAATAAGTACTTATCTCACTAACATGTCGTACGTTCCACCACACATGCGCAATCGTAAGGAGAAGCAGCCGCATCTAATGAAGGAAACTAAGATCGTTGAATCCGAGTTTCCTGTATTTGTACCAAACCATAAGCCTATGAATAATAATTTCAAGGGTCCAAGTTTCTTGTCGAAGATGTCTGAAGCCCCCGCTCCAGATACTCTATCTTCTAAGGAAATAACAATCCCTATAACTAGGCCAAGGTACTCTCGTTACGAAAAGAGGTATGATGAGTACGATGTAGATGAAGACGAAGAGGAAGAGGAAGGGACCGAAGTAACGCCACAGACCAAACCTAAGACTGAAGATGGCGAGTGGCAAACGGTAGAACGCAAGATTCGTATTAAGCGTGACAAGGTTCAGGAAGCCTTGGATAATGATGACGCTCCTATTGAGGATGAAGAAGGAGAGTCGGCGTGGGATGAGCAGCCCGAAGAATATGAGACTTACTGGGATGAGCGTCGTCACTAAACTAAATTACGGCTTCCAGTAGACTTAGTTAATGATGGACTACTAGTTTCTGGAATTAAATTACGGCTTCCAGTAGATTTAGTTAATGACGGAGAAGAACTGGTCGGTGTAGAAGCCGCTATAGTTTTTAGATTTAAGTTAGGTAAGGAAATATTCGATACGCCACTCACAACACCGCCGCGCGCCCACCTTGCAAAATTACGAGCTTTATCGTTCAGGGTAAGCAAAGCTGCCACCTGATCGTTATATGTGTAGGCAGCATAAATAGCCAGCCCTATAGCTATCGTCATAAGCAAAACATTCAAAATCGCAAACCAGCCGTTATAAGCTGCCTGCGTACGTGTCCAGTTAAAAATAGCGCCCATTATTCCACTATTGTTACGCTCGTTTGTTTGAACACTGGATACATCGGCTCTAGATACTGGTTTCACGAACTTACTACCTTTTTTCTTATCATCGTCTGCCTTGTTTGAGCGAATGCGCATGTAAATCTTTCCGTCATTAGGCATCTGAGGACCAGGCAACTGCTGACCGTTATTGAAATAGACTTGGCGGCTTCCTAGCGGCTGAATACCAACTGACGAGCGTTTCGTATTTTTTACTAGGAGAGCAAAGGCGTTCGAGTCAATATTGATCATGGACCCGAAAACCACAACTTGGGCAGGGCGACAAACAATATCAGTTCCTTGGTATGAGTAAAATGTGGCGTTTGGTGGAACCATCATTGCTAACGACCAATTGTTCAGAGCTACTGGAGTATTGCGTTGGTTGGGGTTTGCATACGGAATAAACGTGTTCAGAAAATGACTGGCTTGAGTTTCCGCAGGGTTTACGCGAATAAGCGATGAAACAATTAACATTTTTCCAGTAGGATTTCTGAATATAGCAGTAACTTCAGCGTCAGCTTGGATGTTTTCAATTGTGTGACTGCTTGGATGTACGACAACTAAAGCTTCGCATGAATATCCTTCCCCATTGAATTTACAACTACCCAGATTTGGATCGCCATATAAAACTAAGAACTTCCCTTCTTCGATACCTACCCTGCCATTCGTCGCGTACGCGTCGTCCATCACAAGATCGCACAGACTGTCGCACGGCTGAGCCGTAGATTGTGATAAATTAATTGGGCTCGGATTTTGAGCTTTAGAGCAATCGCTCATTTGTAGTTTGGCGTTATTTTGTATCTTGGGAATAATCAATGGACCCAGCCGCTGCTGCAATCATAGGTGTTCAAGTCGCACTTCTAGCTGTGATTGGTATTTATACGGGATGGACCGTTTCCAAAAATGCCCCAGCCGGAGAGTACAATTCCAAATTCTGGTGGAATGTGGCACGAACAGTTGTGGTGTTCCTACCGATGGCACTAGCTTGGTTCAGCCTGTTCTCCGGCATGTTTTTACAAGCTATTGATCTGGTTCTTCCGGTAGTTGTTGGAGTAGCAGCTGTGGGACTAAATTTTGCTATAGATTTCGGTGTATCATCTGGAAGTTTCGCCGTCTTATGGTCGTATCTAGTTTTCCCATTGTTTTGGATTGGACGTAAATTTGGGATGGTTCAGCAAGTAACTGTATGAAAATAAAAGGCAGATTAGATTAATGGCAGCAGCTCCCGTAAGTTCTTACGAGGGGATTTGCGATTTACCCCTGAATGTGTTCGGGTACTCTCTTAAGACCCGTTTATTTCCTTCCGTGATTGTGTTCACGTTAGCGATTGGGTGGTACTACCTCAACGGTCTTTTTTTCAAAGGAGGTACTACGGCGTTGTATGCTCTTGTCCCCTTCTTTTTCGTACTCATATTAGCTGGAGCCCAGTCATACGTAATCATAAAACAGCCCCAGTGTCCACCAGTTCCATGGTGGGGAATTCTAGGAGCTTGGGCGATTGGAATTTTGTCTGGGACGATTGGATACTGGTCGGCTTGGGCAGCTACTGGAAAACAGCTTGGCCAAGGCGGTATAACTCCTGTTGTGGTAACCCGAGATTCATTCACGACCGAGCATTTTAACGAGGTTACACAGTCATTTATTTTTAGCGATAAACCTACTACCAACCTAGGAGTTGGTACTTCTGTAACAGACATGTTGTCGTCTTCGGATGGCCAAAAATGTAAAGCTCCATCCGGAAATGATGATAAGACGTTCGTTGTAGATTTATACAAAAATGGTAAGCTCATTACCCAAGCTATTGGGGAGTAATTGAACGCATAGCGTTACGAAGAATACGATGATATCCAATCATCTGGGTACCACTGTGTCGCTCTGAACCCAGTACTCGCCCATCTGCAGTCGTTACGACAACTACAATAGTAGGAACAACTTTCACTCCAAATTGACTAGAATAATTCATCACATCCTGATGAGTATCTACACTCACCCACTTCACTGCCGGAAACTCGGTACGAAGTAGCTGAAGCGCCGGTTTAATGATTTGACAAGGACCACACGTCTTTGACCAGAAGTGATATACTGTCACAACATTGCTCATTCTTCTTTTGTTATTGTAGTTCCCTCTGAGATTAAATGATTTGAGCTGACGAGGCGATACTGAGTTGACCGATGAAGTTTCTGCTTGATTATCTCAAATCCCTTCTTCTTGACCGTCTTGGATAGAGCGGAAACCAGAGCAGCATCCAAAGACGCTTGATCAAGTTTATCTAGATTATCACGACACCATTTGTGTAGCGCAATATCTGATACCGGAGGACCCATAAGAGTTAGCGGAAGTCCTTCCAATGCCACCTGAGTATTTGTGGTAATTACCTTAACTTCTGCTTCCGGGTTCAAGACTTTCGTTGCCATCTTGTCAACAATAGCATTATTCACACTATTGTAGTCATCGCCGCCTGTATGTGCGTCAACATGAGTGATTGTGAATGAATTGAATTTCGATAGACGAGTAGATGTGTCTTCAATAAGATCCCGATGGCATACATCCTTATTCGACTTTGTCTTCCAATTATTTGAAAGCCACGAAGGAAGCCAAGTGGTTAAACAGTTTTTCGAATAGTCAGAATCTGTGAAGATATGAATATCTACATCATAAGGAAAGTTCTTCTCGATAATCTGCACAGCTTGAGAAATCGCCATCAGTTCTCCACGCTGATTGGTTTGCTGCTGGTCAGCAGGAACTACTTGAGCATCAGAGAATTCCTTGTGGTCTGGAAACCATACGCCCCACGCAGCCTTAGCGCTCTTCTTGCCATTACTTCCACATGCACCATCGGTAAATACTACAATCTTCATCTTAGTTTATTATGGGATGGTGTAAGAAAGTCGGAATCCGTTTTGTGATACATCGGCTATGAATTGCCGGCTGAATTAATGTAGGATCTTCAACGTGAAACCATACGCGGCACCTGAATGAACGCTGTTCTAAAGAACGGCGGAGCATTTGCTGGCATGAATAAGTTAGAAACTCGGCGTGCCAAATAATTAGAATTCTGACTCTGGTAGCTTGTTTAGCTGGAATTTGAGATATCCAGTTATCAAACCATGGCGAAAACGATTCGGCCGAATTGATTTCGGCAGCATCTACTTCAGAAAACTCACACTGGTGTCCGTACTTTTCCTTGTACGCAGACCAAAGTTTCAGTGTTTCCACATCATTCAAAGGCTCAAATAAAAAGTAATGTGGTGGGGGGAACACCAACATCTCCATTAAGGTTCATGTTGACTCCTGTGTAGATTACTCAGTCTTAGGAGAAGCCAGAATCTTCTTAATAGGAATGTCCGTAGACACAATGTACAGACTGTTCTCCGTCATGACAATGTAGCACGTCTCGCACTTAAAAACAGACTGGATAGTGGACGTGTACTCAGAGTCCGACTTAACTAAAAACTTCTCAGTCTCACGAACACCGATGCAGCACTTCTTGTCTACGCTATCCTGATAGTAATCTAGATAAATCGGACGGTCCTCCGTTATGCTAACCTGTGCCGCACGAAGCAGAACACTGGCAGGAGGTACGGACATTTATTTAAACGATGCCTTTGAACTTCAATCTACTGAACGCATTTGAGTGCGTCTTCTATCTTAAAACGCGAACGCATATTCAAGCTTGGAAGTTCTGGGCGAGGAATACCAAGAACTGATTCAATAAATGTCTTCATGAGTACACGCAAATCCTTAGCCGTATCCGGAAGAATCTTGGCGGTCTCAAATAGGAAATCAACATACTGCGTAGTGTTTTCTTCTGATTGTTCTGTCTTTGGCTGTTTTGCCATTCCCGTTAAATCTGACGAGACATGTGTCATACATTCACCAACCGTTTTCTCTTCAACTAGCTCACGAACAAACAATTGAGTCACAAACTTGGCATACCCTCGACGCTTATCCTTCAACTTCATCCATTCAACGACCTTATCTGCGTACCCCACCTCTTCGGACGAAGGATATGTTAGTGTCTCGGTCATGTTGTACAGTTTGGGGAACATTTCGGTTTGGGCAAGTAGATCTTCACGAATATCCGGAATTTCAGAAACGAGTTTCTTGGCACAGTCTGCCATAAGAATGGCATAGCCCGACTGCGAAATCGCCATATCGAACAACAGAGTCGTAACTCGGAGTCTGAAATTCTCGTCGCGCTTCTTGATGTTTACAATCACCTTTTCTGACATTTTGTCAAGTGTGCGTGGTGCGATCTTATTCAGGGATCCAAACACTTCATCATATTCTGGATCGTCGCGCTCCTTGACTCGTCGTACCGCTTCAACAAGAGCATTCTCCCGCCAGTTATCAGCTGGCTTAGCGCGGTATGGTGCTCGCGCCGGAGGACGGTAAGGCTTGAAAGCTACTGGCGTAATACGCAACTTGGCAATGTTATCTTGAACGATCTTGGGCAAAGACAGCTTCTCTGCAAAACGAACCCCGTACACTTGTGCAACGGTAAGGCTCATTGTATACTATAAGATAGTTTGAGACTACGAAAAACGAATCCATTTTAAAGAATCACTATAAAGAGTATAAAATGGGGTCACTTATAGAGACCACAAAACTCCAGTATTCCTGGATTTTGTGGTATCATGATCCCAACAACAAGGATTATTCTTTGGAAAGTTACGTCAAGATCGTCGACGTATCAACCCCCCAGCAGTTCTGGTCGGTTGTGGACATAATTTCCAAGGAAGCTTGGGAGTCCGGAATGTTCTTCTTTATGCGCCGAGGATTCAAGCCTTTGTGGGATGTTCCCGAAAACGAGGCAGGTGGAGCATGGTCAAAGAAGATCGAAGATAAAATTGTTCACAGTACATTTGTCAACCTAATGGTTCATTGTATTACAAACGAACTTATGATTCACCGGAAAGAAACACTTGTGGGAATCACAATTTCACCGAAAGGACCATTCTCTATTGTGAAAATTTGGAATACTACCACAACAGTATCAGAGAACTCATTTCTCAATCCATCCATTGAGAACTTTAAGATTGGAGATGATGTTACGTACACTCCCCACAAAGCAAGACCTAAGTAAAAAATCAGTTAAATATAATGGGAAACAAGCAGACAATATTAAAGGGAGGTGCTGCGGCTGCAACTACACAAACGTTGAAAGACACGTCGCTGCGATCAGTGATTTTTTCCCAGCGGGATATTGAAGTTATTTCTGATCCCAGCGGTCAAGTTATCTTGAAATCACAAGTTGATAAACTTACGTTCGATACGTATACTCACACTCTGAAAGTTATGGCCCAATTGTCGCGATTAGTGTACTGCGATTCTGGTATTCTACAGCAAGTTCTAATTTCCGCCCCATTCGGAACTGAAGATAACGTTGCCGTAAATTCTGCGATTACAGCATTTGACAAACAATTTACGGCGAATCGTCGTGCGCCTTCATCGTATGCGAAGTCTAAAGAAGGTCGCCCAGCTATTTCGTATGTCTTGAAAGAATCGGCAGGAGCTAATCAAAAAATTGCGACTTACATTTCAAGCCCCAGCGATCTTACGTGCTTATTTGTGACAGGAACCCACTTATCTGCAAAACTAACGACTATGGTACCTAGTGATGCTGTACTAGTATTCAAGGGATCAAGTACCATGAAAAACTTCAAGCATGATCTGTATTCTCAATTCACTCGTGCAGATTTAAGTACAGTCATGCCTCCCGGAACAGCAATGACGTCTACTACCAAAGACAACTTCGTACCTGCCTCATTCGTGAAACCAATTCTGAAAAGCTGGGACCTTCTTAAACGAGAAATCATGAACCAGAAACCTACTCGGTTATTCATTACAGGTCATTCATTAGGCGGAGCTTACGCGACTCTTTTTGGATTCATTTTAGCTGAGTGTGGACGTCGTACGTTCCCATTTATTCAGTCTATTCACATCGTTTCATTTGGATCTCCTACACTTTTAGGAGATGGTGCGCGAAATACATTCAATGCCCATCTTGATTCGGGATACGTAACGTTAGATCGCGTAACGTCATACGGATCAATTTCAAAAGTTCCTGATATCGTTCCCACCATCCCTGTCGGGTTTTCGCATCCCGGATTCCAACCTCTGAAGACTGAACTGTACCCTGAAAAGAAGACGGGGCGTGCTTACAATCTTGAAATGATTCGTAAAGTGTACCAGAAAGGCGGATTACTGGGAATTGGTGTGGAAAAAGGTAAATACGAAGCCGCGACGAAACTCCACGCTCCCAATAAAGTCGTGATTCCAGCACGTACGGCTTTAGTCCAGACATTTGCTCACGCCGAGTATTTTGATATGACATTCCTTGGAGGATTTAGGTTACTTGGAATGAAGAATCCTGGATTCCGTGGATCTGATGGAAAGTACAATATCTTTTACGCTGACTTGTTTACTGACGGTGTACAGTTCAAGTATGTTGATGGAATGCCGGAAGATTTGTCTCCAGAAGCGGCTGATGCGGTACCGTCAATTGATGCTCTAGGGAAAGGCGGAGTTCGTAAAACTCTTCGTCGTTCAGTAAAGAGTAAGAAGACGCTGCGTAAGAAACAATGGAATCTATTTTAGAGAAATACGAAGAAAATCTCAGAGTATTTATTCGATTCATTTATTCATGGTTATCTACTGACGGTGAAGTGCTGGGGTATATTTTGGGAGTATGCCATTTCGTGATTAGTGTTACAATTTCCGTCATGGTGGTAGTTTCTCATACACTATACCCTGTCTTATGGTTTCAAATTCTGGTATTTGTTCTTCTTTTAGTTATTTGGATCCAGCACGTGTTTTTCAAGGTATGTATTTCCATTGTAGCCGAACAGAAGTTAACGAATAACGAGCCACCGTTTTTTCAAATTATTCGGGATATTCTGCATATTCAACCCACCGAATTCATAAACTATTTCTTGGTTGCTGAAACTGTTTGGGTAGGATGTTTCAGTTTGGAACTTTTGGCGAAACTGTCGGTGTATCTGTACGATTATTACGATCTTGTATTACAATGAAGGTTTGGCAGAAACATCCTATTTACGGCCTTCTTCATGTCTTATTTGGAATTATAGCTTACTTTTCACCCGCATTTCTTACAATAATTTTATCATACCAGCTTCTCCAGTACTTTCTGGGCGTACGCTTTTTCGCGTTCGAGCAGGAAATACGTTCGGGAAATTCGTTGGAACATACGATGTTGAAATTGTCGGAAATTGCTATTGGATACATTTTAGCTCCTATTCTTGTTCTTACGTGGAACACGGCATCAGACACAACTTGATGTCGCCCAGATTAGCAACAACATAACGAATTAGCATGAACCAATCGTTCTTCATCTGGATTTCTAGATTGTTACACAGATTCGTACACTTGGTAAAAAGTACAAGGTGAGGTAGCGAGAAATTACCCGTAACAATTTCGGCATTATCCTTCTTCTTAATTGAAAACTCGTTCTCCGAGTCGCCCATTACGGTCGTTCGGGAAGCGAAGTGACCCTTGCATCCAAACGTTAGCGAGGAAGCTACATTCTTGATTTCAACAGTCTTGGCCCCCAGCAAAGTCATATCGCGGCAGATTTTCTGGAAATCTAGAGATGGCATCGTGAAATGCGCCGAGAACTCGGTTTCCGGCAACTGGATATCTGGCTCGTCGCGGTCTAGCAAATTTAGTTTGTACCGCGTAACCTGCTTCTTTTCGCCGTCTTCTAGAAGAATGCCGAGAGTATTGGGGTCCGTCTGATCTACATAAAAAGTAACAGTATCATCATTAGTAGCAGTACGGAGAATACGGTACAGATGATCAGTATTAATACCAATCACGAACTTGCCTTGATTATGATTATAAACAAACTTCTCGAACTTGTCGGCGTACAGACGCAGATGAACGAGAACGGTGCGGGTATTGTCCATCGCAACCATCCTGATTCCTTCCTTGTCGAAAATGAGTGACATTTCCACAAGAATACACTTCAAAGCTTCCGTCAGTGTGCGAACAGCGCCTGTTTGGACAGTCTTCGCTTCGACGATAAACTCTGGCATTTTATTCATTTTAAGTTGGTGCGTTTAAAATGGTTATTGTGGTCCATCCAGGATTCGAACCTAGGTTTCGGGATTCAGAGTCCCGCGTACTAACCAACTATACGAATAGACCGATGTTAGTAATATGTAATCCTTAAAATGGTTTAGTTTAGTTTCCGGTAGTAGTGTATCCGCTCTTAGAATTCCAGCCAGAAGGAGGTTGAGACACGTTCCACGCAGCTGGGGTCTCGGGCAGACCTACTGACCCCTTCATTCCTGAAACAGGTGCAGCCATACACGTTAAACTATACGCTGGGTATGATGCAGCAGACTGAGATGGTGACGGGACCGCTGGGGTCATAGATGCACCACCAGCAGTTCCCGTGGGACCTGGGGGCATAGGAGTTGTGCCACCCATTACAGGTGGCGGAGATACAGCCATCTGCGCCTCCGCTGAAGGAGGAGCACCTTGGTTACAGAATCCAATATTGATTCCGTTGGAAGTACCTAAGCACTCACCTACACTATCGTTAGCCATTCCCCAGTTTTTGGCCCCGTTCGCCGCGAAGTTTCCTCCCATTGCCGAGCATTCACCTGCAGTGTACAGCCGCACACTCTGGCCTCCAGTCAGAGTTACCGAGCTGATACCAGGTGCACCAGCTGGGCACTTTGGATCATCCGTTCCAGGTGGTGGAGATACAGCCGTATTGGCAGCTGCCGAAGGAGGAGCACCTTGGTTACAGAAACCAACATTGATTCCATTTGCTGTACCTATGCACTCACCGACACTATCGTTAGCCATTCCCCAGTTTTTCTTACCGTTCGCCGCGAAGTTTCCGCCCAACGCCGAGCATTCGCCTGCAGTGTACAGCCGCACTTTCTGGCCTCCAGTCAGAGTTACCGAGCTAATACCAGGTGCACCAGCTGGGCACTTTGGATCGTCCATTCCTTCACGTACTGAAACAAGAAAGTACAAAGCTGCCAGAACTAAAACTACAAGGCATCCAATATGCCAAGCCTTGACCTTCATTATTTATTCCTCATCTTTCTTTTCTTCCAATTCAGTCTGTGAAGCCTGTAGAGCTCCTCCCCTCAAACTTCGCTTGACGCTAACAATACGGCCGTACTTGTTCTGCTTGAGATCTTTGCGCGTAAGACCACCCTTCGTCTTCTCAGCTGTCCCGTTCCAAACTTTACGGCGAGATCCGATCTTTGACGAACGCTGAGTCTTACGACGAGAACCGGCCATGAGTGTAGCTTGCATTTATTATACTGATTATATTATTGTGTTTTCATAAGATGTTTTCATTTAAAGACGGAAAACTTGCAGTCAAAAAACATACACAAGTTCCTATGATACCAAATTCACAACTACCTAGTTTCAAAGATGAAATAAAAAACAAGCTAGAATCTATTGCAATTATAACAACAAGTCATGAAATAAATAAAGGATTATTAGCAAGACTTTTAAAGAATATAAGCGAAACAACACCGCCAAATGATCTTGACTTAAATATTTTTACAAATAACTCAAATCATCAACCAGTTTCGTTTGATGATGTTAAAAGTATATTCAAAACTGTTAATCTTGTAAATATTAGTATCTCTCCGGACGACGATATATATACTGATTTAGAAACATATAAATCCAGAGTAAGAAAGCCCATTCCGTTATACGGAGTAGTAAGTGGCCCTAATATACTGTTTATTAAAGCTATGGAAATATGTAAAAAATATAACACTACATTGTTATTGGAAACAGATTGTAAAGTATTTCCAGAATGGTTTGCAAAAAGTATAAACTACGTTTCTACGGAATACTTTTTAGTATCTGGAAGCACTTATGACGGTGAATTTATTGCGACACTCCATACTATGTCAGATTACTGTAGTCGTTTTCATTTGAATGGCGTAGCATTTTACAAGACCGGAAGCCCCGTTTTTCAATGTATGATGAATTTATTGGATAAGTATACTCGGTATATGGTAGAAAGCTTTGATCCAAATAGAGGATACGACTATATTATGACATATATGGTTATATTTTATACCATAAATTCTCCGTCTCCAGAATCTCAATTATTTTGGAAGAATGTCATGAGGTACATGTTTAAAACATCTCTTATAGTCAACTTCTCGCCACTAAGAGATACTCATTTTCTTGAAGAAGATATATTAGGCATCCATAAACAGTGTGTTATATTACATAAAAAATTATGAGTTACAAACTATATTTACACAATATGAAGTAATGATGTATAATCATGATTAAGTCAAGTTGCAATGGTAATTATGGGTTTGATCCAATGTGTTCGTATGATTTTACGGGCCACGTACCAGAAGGAGTTACTTTGTATTTAGGAAACGACCAGCCCGATTGTGCCGGAGATACAAACAAAAAAGTTAGATTTTATCTTGAAACTCCCAACTTCTTATATACTTATAACTCTGCATATGACAACGAGCATTTTGATTTAGTTTATCTTATTTGCCCTTATTCATGTAACTACCTAAACGAACTTTACAACACCAAGAAATTTAAATGTGGATTTTATCCCAATAATGATATTCGCATAGAGAACCCAAAAACAATTGATGTATTTTATACAGGGCATTATATTCACGGACTTCCACCAATGGTCATGAGCGAACAAGCTGTTATTCGTAAGATCGGCAATCAGTTTCACGAGTTGAAACAGTACATTTCACCACATAATTACGACGGATTTTGTAAGAAGATGGAAGTTATATCAAAGGTAAAAATTTATTTGGTGCATAATTTACTGATTTCTAAACGAAACTTTCCGAACTATTACTCGAATGACTTAACTAGAAAACATCTTCCTTGGGATTTCCATGATGGCTTGGTCCCTCAAATGAAGGGTCGTATGTTTGAGGGTGCTCTCATGGGATGTATTCTTCTAGCCTACAAGGATGAACATAACATAATCGAACGTTTTTTTACAGAAAACGAAGAGTTCATATATTTTGAAAATGAAGATGATTTGAACTCAAAGATTGACCACATTCTGGCAAACTATGATAAGTATAAGCATA